AAATTTTTGATATTCACCCTTGCCAGGGAGTTTACTAACGGAACTTATTCGAGTATTGGAAAGGAGTATAACCGGGATCATGCAACAGTAATCCATGCCGAAAAAGCCATAAGAAATTTTTTATTCAGTGACCCCAATCACCCAGTCACCCGGACATATCACCACGCAAAAAACGCAATCACAAAAACTATTAACCAATGAAAAAAATACTACTGTTTTTATTATTATTCCCATTTATTGGATGGACACAGGGCTGGGCTACAAGAGACCATGCCACAAGAACTTACAATGACAGTACGGGATGGTATCATATTGAATTTGATTATGATACAAGATTTGCTACTGCTCCTTTGACTTATCCGCAAGGACAACCACATTATCAGGCTATAATTTCAGTATATCATATTATTGAAATGAGAGATTCCCTTTTATGTCAGCCTTTTGATGGTAAATATACAGAGAAGGGATGCTTTGAAGATGACCCTGCTAGCTTGGTAGCACAGGCAAAGGAAAGAGGATTGAAAGAATATGCGGAAAGTTTTTGGGTTCCTGAATATACCGAAGGGATGAATGATTTAGAAAAATACTTTTGGGAGAAAGGAAATACCGTTGTTGACACAAATACTATTGTTATTGACACCGCTGATTACTCTTTGAAAAAATTAGATTTGAAAGGAATATACCGGTGTGATACAATTTTAATTAAAAGGCCACCCTTTGACACCATACCCTGCATAATGTTGGTATGTGATACAAATAGTATGTATATTAATACATATATTGAATTTGCAACAGACACAGGTAGATTAATAAGAGATACAACATACGGAAATTTTAATCTTATGGTTTGGTGGCAGAAAGGATATTCCGTAGGGGAAAAAACATACTACTGGAGCAGTCCCAATGGAGATGGATTTACGAGTGATTTGGCCGTCCGAAAGGAAAGATTTACCAACCTTTACTACCTGGATTTCGACAAACAAAGGTTGTCAGAGAATATTATTGTCTGGTTCTCAAAATAAAAACCAATGACAGACCACACTCTAATTATACCAGAAATGAAACCCCTGCGGTTCGAAATTATACAAACCCCACGTTTAGGCATACTCATTTTACATTACAACACCCCGGAAATCACTTCCATACTTGCCCGGTCTATCCCAGAGGCGATAATCATTGACAACGGCTCAACAAAAAAATTAAACGTACCTAACCGTACCATAAACCTGAGAGAAAACTACGGATTTACAAAAGGTTGGAATGAAGGCATAAAGGCGATTTATGATGAATTTGACGGCTTTTGGCTGTTAAATTCCGACATCGAAATATCAAAAGAGACTGTTGAACAGGTTAAACAACACTTTGAAAAACAGACTTTTGACATTTTTTCACCTCAATACAATAGCTGGTTAAAGGATTGCCAACCCGGGGTTATCAGTAAACCAACCTCATTGATTGCTATTGAGTTTTGCGCCCCGGTAATAGCTAAAAGAGTAATCGAGGCAATAGGTTACATGGATGAAGATAATTTTCCCAGGGGGTATGGTGTGGAGTTTGATTACTGTTACCGGGCACGGCAGGCAGGTTTTACGGTAGGTGTTATCCCTGACAGCGAATTTTATCACATTGGTTCACAGACTATACAGATGTTAGGTTTTAAAGACTATGTAGGTATAGCAAAACAGGAACACAACGCCGGATTAGTAAAAAAGTACGGTAACGAATACTGGAAAACAACTCACTTACCAGCCGACCGCAACGCTTTTGAATGGCAGCATAAAAACGGCATAGCGGTTTATACTACGATTTTCGGAGACTATGACACCCTAAAGCCACACGCCTGGTCGCAGATACCCGCTAAGTGGGTTTGCGTAACAGATAACCCAAATTTAAGATGTGAGGGCTGGATTATTCATGTTGTCAAACCTAAATTTGAAGATCCACGAAAGAACGCTAAGTTTTACAAGATGTTTCCCTGGGAGGTTGAACCTATTAAAGAGGCACGGATGACCATTTTTGTCGACGGTTCTATAAAAGTTACCTCTGAGGTATTTATTGAATGGTTTATTATCCGACTGTATAATGACATGCTTGTTTTTAACCATCCTTACAGGCAGTGTCCGTACGAGGAGGCTATTGTTTCGGAGGCAATAAAATACTATTCCGGTCCCGAACTCCGAAACCAGGTAAGAGAATACCGGCATTTACTGAAGCCAAATTCCGGCCTTTGGGCTTGTGGGGTTCTGGTACGCAAGCACACGGATTTCATTAAAAAGCTCATGTCCGAATGGTGGGAACAAAACTTAAAGTACACCCTTCAGGACCAGATTTCCTTTGCCTATGTCTGCGCAAAGAACAAGTTTAAACCAACAACCTTAAAAGAAAACCTTTATTATAACCAGTTATTTAAAATCATTCCACACATGAACACAGAAACCCACCTAGAAAGAAAAACTCCCGTTACGGACCGTATCAGGGTCATTAACTCAATTATCAAGCTGAAAGAGTACGAAACATACCTTGAGATAGGCATGGCTGACGGTGCAACCTTCCTGAATATCCAATGTCGTTACAAGGATGCTATTGAGATAAAAAAGAACACAGTGGTAAAGCCTATCTTCTGTATGTCATCTGACGAATTTTTTCAGCGTTTCAAAGGGAGGTTAAATTACGACTTGATTTTTATTGACGGTGACCACGAAAGAGGGCAGGTTTTAAGGGATATTAAAAACTCCCTGGATATTCTGAACCCCGGAGGTTGTCTTGTATTGCACGACACAAACCCTCCAAATGAAAAATATACCTCAAACGTATTTTGCTATAATGCTTATCAGGCTCTCATTGATATTATTTTTGAGGAAAACAAACTGCAAGTCTATCAACTAACTTTGTGTGATGATCAGGGCAACGGACTTGGTTTTATCATACCGGCAAAGAAAAAGTTTCCTATCTTAGATGCACAAACCAAAGAACACGTTTTGACATATCAGGGCTTTGATGAACTCCGTAAAGACGGTTCAGGTGTTTGGGTAACTGAGGATGAACTTTACCTTAAACTGAAAAAGAAATGAAAGACAACCAATTTCCGGGACATAGCAACCCGCCAGACCCACCAGACCCACTAAACCCACCAGAAAATAGGGTAGTTGTTTATATGCCAGATTTTCCACCTGAAATTTTTAATAATGTAACTGTTGATATTAAAGAAAATGGAGATAGATTAATAATATCGAATGATACTGGTGAAATTGTCGGAATATTCCCTGTTTCATCGGCTGTATTAATTTTACCTCAAAATAACTCATGAAAGTATCTGTATTAATGTCGGCAAAGGTCTACAACGAAACTCAATATAAGTGGCTCTATGAAGCATGGTCGAGTATTGGAATGCAAACCTATAAGGATTTTGAACTTGTGGTTATTGATGATGGCGGTAGTATGGATATATCATACTTCACCAGCAAAAGAAACCGACACCCACAAGGCTTGGCTTACGCTTTGAATTTGGGGTTGACATATTGCACCGGCGACCTAATTATCAGGATGGATGCTGATGACATAGCCTATCCAAACTTAATTGAAAAACAGGTCGAGTTCTTTACACAGCACCCTGAAGCCCAAATTTGCGGGATACAACTCAGAGCGTTCCACTACCAGACAGGTGAAAACTGTTCTTTGGGCGGTGGATTCCCTACACACCATCCTTTAATAATAACCCCCGAAGATGCTCAAATATTAGGTAGAAAAGGCCAGTTCTGGTTTGTCAACCATCCCGGGATAGCCTTTAAGAAACAGACAGTAATCGACATAGGAGGCTATCAGGAAGGAGAAACCCCTGAAGGGGTAAAGGTCAGGGAAATGGAAGATATGAAACTCTGGCTCAAGATGAGCAGAGCCGGGATTACTTTCTACAACCTCCCTGATGTGTTGATGGATTACCGTTACCGCCCACCTATTAACCGGAGATCACCGGAATATTTTGCAGCACATAAGAACGAAACGGATAATTTTTTAAGTCTCCCATAGGGCTGCAATTTCTGACTAATCAATTGAAAAACAAATAAATAAAAAAACTGTGATATGAAAAAGAATAACCCATTATGTAGTAATAAAACACCCAACCTCAAGAAAGAATGCGCACCAGTGAGGGCGACTAAATTTGAATTGGATTTAGTAACCATGCAAATATGGGCAGTATATCCAAACGGGAATAAAGTTCTCATGAAAATTACAGAAAAAGATATATTTGGGCTTATACAGAGATCGAGTGTTGACAACCTGACTTGACAAAAAATGAAAACAGATAAGTTATTAACAAGGGAAGAGTTTGAAAAAGTGGCTGAAATTTGGTATCAAAGAATCAGTAATCTCAGGGATGTATGGCTATCTCCTGTTATAAAGAAAAAAAGAAAAGACAAAGCGTTTATGTTGTGGCATATAATGATGGGCAGAATGAGTATAGTTATACAAACCTATATTGTAATGAATCAGCCACTGCCACCACAAAAACAAAATAATGACATTGCAATTGTCGGAGAAAAAAGCAATGAGACAATAAGCACTTGACAAAAAAGTAAAGAATGTCTACCTTTGTTGGTTATGGAATATAGAAAACTTTCAGAACTCAAAAAACTTCCATCAAATCCTCGAAAGATAAGCAAGGAGCAGATGGACAAGCTTGTTAAATCCATCCAAGATAACAAGGATTACTTTAAAGCCAGGCCGATTATACTTTCAGACCGCACAGGTGAACTAGTAATCATTGCCGGCAATCAGCGATATGAGGCAGCAAAAAAACTTAAATTAAAAGAAGTACCTACATATCTACTAAATGACTTGACAGAAGAAAGAGAGAAGGAAATCATCATCAGGGACAACGTGGCAAATGGTGAATGGGATTTCAATTTATTAAAAGATTGGGATGCAGTAAAATTAGAGGATTGGGGGATTCAATTGCCTTATTGGGATGATGGATTGGATGTAAACAGTATGACCGAAGAGGATTTGGTTTTAACTGAAGAATTTGACCCTATTGGTAATTCGAGTGGATTACAACGAGTAATTTTTATATTTAAAGGAAAACAAGAGGCAGAAGATTATCTAAATAAATTAAAAATTGATTATAAAAAAGAACCACAGGCTTGGAAAGTTTACATAAATACCCAGTTTACATAATTTCTAAAGGCAGAGCATCAAATCCATTAACGGCAAATTGCTTTAAAGAATCGGGAATTAATTATTTAATTGCGGTAGAACCACAAGAAGCCAATGACTATATAAAGGTCGTGGGTGAAAATAATGTTTTGATTTTACCTTTTTCTAATTTAGGGTTAGGGAGCTACCCGGCAAGAAATTATTGTTGGTTACATGCACAAGAAAGAGGTTATAGATATCATTGGTTATTTGATGACAATATAAGGGGAATTGCGAAATGGGTTAATGGTAAAAAAACCAATGTAAAAAATATAACAAAAGCATTATTATACGTAGAAAATTATGCAGAGAAAAATGATAATGCCATATCTGGTTTTGAATATAGATATTTTGTAGCAAGCGTTCCCAAAAAACCATTCAAAAATAACTGTCATATATATTCGGCATTATTAATAAAAAATGATATTCCCTATCGTTGGCGTTTAAAATATAATGAAGATATAGATTTATGTCTACAGGTTTTACACAATGGTGGAACAACGTCAAGTTGTATTTATTATATGATAAATAAAACATCTACAACTATAAAAATGAAAGGTGGAAATCAAACAGAATTATATAAAGGGAATGCACCTGAAAAAAATCTATTAAAGGCAAAAATGCTGGAATCAGTTTGGCCACAATATGTTAAAACTGTTATACGATTTGGCCGACATCATCATTTAATTAATTGGAGGGTGTTTAATAAAAATACAACAGATAAGATAAACAATAATAAGGAATTAGTTAAAATATGAATAATGACTTACGACAGAAAAAAAATATTTGAGCAAGCGAAAGAAGAAGCCAAGAATAAAAAGCTGATTTGGATTGAGGAGATAGTCGCCTTTATTCCTTGTGATAAAACTACATTCTATCGCTTCTTTCCTGTTGAGTGCAACGAATACCACGAATTAAAAGCCATCATTGAGGAAAATAAAATCAACCTCAAGGCATCCATGCGGAAAAAGTGGTATGAATCGGAAAATGCTACTTTACAGGTTGCTTTAATGAAACTGATAGGTTCACACGAAGAGAGGCAAATACTTTGCAACAGCGATATTACAACCAAAGGTGAACCAATAAACCAACAGCCTATAATAGTTGAACACGTTGCCGCCGGGCTGCCAGTAACTACCGAAGAAGAACCTAATGAAAGTCAATGATGAAATATTTGACTTTGTAGATAAGGCAACTCAGAAATTTGTCATCCTCCAGGGTGGCACCAGCTCAGGCAAAACCTACTGCCTTTTACAAATCCTTTTCTTAAAAGCAATAACCGAACCCGGCATAGTTATCACTGTCACCGGGATGGATATACCCAACCTCAAGAAGGGTGCTTTAAGGGATGCTCAGATAATCTACAGATCTACTGAACAATTTCGCAACGCTTTACAGGCATACAACCAAACAGATAGGACTTTCATTTTCAAGAACGGCTCGATAATGGAGTTCACCAGCTTTGAGGATGAACTGGACGCAAGGGGTTCACGAAGGGATTATCTTTTCATTAATGAAGCGAATACCGTTTCTTATGAGATATTTTGGCAGCTTCAGATAAGAACACGCAAGCAGGTATTTCTGGACTTTAACCCTCACTGTGGATTTTGGGTACATGATAAATTACTTGGCAAGGAAGATGCCGTAAGGTTCATTTCCGATCACCGACACAACTCATTCTTAACACAAGAGCAGCATAATGAGATAGAATCCATTGCTGATCCTGAAATGTACCGAGTATATGCAAGAGGATTTACAGGTAACATAAAAGGCACGGTCTACAAAAACTGGACACCCATACAGGAATTCCCAACTGATTGCGATTATTTCATTTGGGGTTTAGACCCGGCAAAAGGTGAAAGCAAAACAGCCGGGTACACGGCGATAATAAAGATAGGGGTTAAGCTGCCACGCTCATTGTACCTTAAAGAGATATGTTATATTCAGGGCGGTGTTGATGAATTTGCAATAGCAGAAGCCTTTACCCAATCGGGATGGGTTGAGGGTGATCCTACTTATTGCGATCATGAACCCTATCTTATTGGGGCTGTCAGAAGGGCAGGGATAACCTCTGTTGTGGCAGCGATCAAAGGCGAACGCTCAGAGCTGCAAGGCATCCTGAAAGTCAAATCTTTTCAGTGTTATTATTTACCCTCAGACACCAACCTCAACAGTGAACGCTCCAGATATAAGTTTTTACAAGTCGGAGATGTTATCACCAACTCCATAGAGGAGACAAAAACTTTCCATCTAATGGCCGCCCTGCGCATGGCAGTCTATACCCATTTTTTTGGTAAGTGAGATAAGAAATCTTATCCTTTTCCTATACAATAAAAAGGGTTATACGGAAGGCTCACTATAATTTCTTTCCATAAAAGCTTCCAGATCAACCCTCTTAATATAGATTTTCCGGCCAAACTGAGAAAAGGGAATGATTTTCTTATCCCTGTAATCCTGCCAAGTTTTCCGGCAAACTCCTAAAATATTTCTGGCTGATTCTGAAGGAATCCATTGTTCCTTTAAATCAACCTCATTTTTAATTTTTAATAATTCTTTAATTTCAGCTACTTCTATAAGTAACTGATTAAATTGTTGTTCTTCAATTACTACGAAATTCATGTGTTAGGAATTTTATTATAAAGCATAAAAGTAATTCAAAGTTATATAATAAGGTAGGAACCTGAATAGGTCGTTTTTTGATATTCAAGTTCCTTTTAATGAAGGAATATAGGCTTTATAAAAATTGTTTACAAGTTGTCTTGACATTCGTTACATTTTACTTTACTTTTGTAAAGTGTTGTTTTCATTTTTCTTGTGAACTATGAAGTGCGCCCCCTGGCCAGGGGCACCTTCACCTAAAAGAAATCAATGGGATTACTCCAAATCCTTCCTGGCCGCAAAACAAAAGAACTACAAAAGAAAGTTGAAGCCTTAGAATTTTTATTAAAATCCGCTTACCCTCAACCTTCAGGGGCCTTATCATACGAGAAAACAGTAGCAGCAGACGGGACTATCAGTTATATGTACGGTTTCTCTATACCTTCATATTCACAGGATACCGTAACCCTAAGAGGACAGATGACCTCTTACGATCTTTGCTCTCCGATTTCAGGAATAATCTCACGTAAGGCAAGGGCTTTGAATAACGGAATCTGGACGCTCAAAGATGAAAACGAAGACGAAGCTAAGGGAGGGTATTATAATTACATCAACTCCCTGCTGAAAAAGCCTAACATCTTACAGACACGCCGCCAGTTTGAAACCCAGCTTTACACCTATTTACAGTTATTCGGAGAGTGTTTCATCTTTGGGTTAACACCAACAGGGGCCACACCTTCAAGAACCGACAAGATTAAGGCTTTATGGGTCATTCCTAACTGGATGATACAGCCTGAATACACCGGCAAACAATACCAACAGACTGAGCAAAAAGGAATATTAACGGGATATAGGCTTAATTCCGGTGCAGAGAATGCCGGGGTGTTGATAGATCCATCCCTGGTGCTTCACATTAAAGATATTAACATCAATACAGGGCTTGGCTATAACAACAACCTCTTACAAGGGCGCTCACGTTTAGTCTCTCTTTCATCTGAGGTAAGCAATATTATCGCTGCTTACGAAGCAAGGGGTTCACTGATAAGCAACAGGGGATCAGTGGGTATGATTTCTCCTGAGGTCTCTGACATGGTTACACCTCCTTATACACCAAAAGAAAAGGAAGCCTTATATGCTGAATATAAAAAGATGTTTGGCATTACCGGGGAGCGTAACGGAGTAATGATAATGAACAAAGCCTCCCGTTGGCAGTCAACAATAGCACCCACAAAAGAGCTGATGTTATTTGAGGAAGTTCAGGATGACATTCGTTCCATGGCCTTTGCCTACGGTATGCCTGAGCCTTTACTTGGCTTCCCTTTAGGCTCGACTTACAATAACATGACAGAAGCCAAGAGGGACTTATACCAGGATGCTATTATCCCTGAATCTGTTGACATATCGGAATGCCTTACCAATTGGGATGCACTGGGTATTCAGAAAGAGGGGCTTCATATCTGCATTGACTTTATGCACCTTGAGATATTACAACGCTCTCAGAAAGAGAAAGCCGATGCAATGCGCTCAGAAGTTACAGCCTTAAACATTGCCTATCAGTCCGGGGTGATAACAAGGGAGGAATTACGCTCATATCTAGCTGAACAGTTTGGAATTGATCCGGTGAACATCAACGGTACGACTTTCTACACCGGGCAACCTTCAGCGATTAACATCAACGAAAATGGAAAATAAAGCCCTCACTGTTGCTCAAAAGAAAGCAACCCACTATAAGGTACGCTCTTCGCTGGAGATGTCCGTTAAGGATGTTGACACCACCAAGCGGACTGTTCAATTCATACTGAATACCTATAACTATTTTGACAGTGACAAAGATGTACTGGTGATTGGTTGTAGTGCTAAGTCTATTCAGGAACACGGCCCTGATGCAGGGGAAGGGGTAAGGAAGATCAAACACGCCAAATCACATGACTGGACATTACTTCCGGGCATGATGAAGGTTTTAAAAGAAACCAACATTGACGGTAACGAATGCCTATACGGTGAATCTAAACTACTAAATACCACCTTAGGAAATGATACCCTTTTAGAATACCAGGAGGGCGTATGGGATAACCACTCAATAGGCTTTCAATACTTGCAACTTGAATATATAGAAAACAATTCAAGTAACTGGGATAAGGTTCTATCAACCCTTATTAATCCTGATGACGCTAACAAGGAAGGTTACCTGTATTTAGTCAAAGAAATTGCCCTTTACGAAGGTAGTTGTGTGATGTTAGGGGCTAATCAATTAACGCCCTTCCTGGGCTGCAAGGCTGATGATTTCGAGGGGTCGCTGGGTAAGCTGGTGAAACGCCTTGACATACTTGAAAAACAGTTGCGTTCAGGCAAACAATCCGATGAAACAATGGAAATATACGCTATGCAAGTATTACAGATTAAACAACTGTTAATAGAGGTTGAATTGCCGGGAGTAAAGGACACTCTAAATGAGCCGTCTAAACCTGCCACAATCGACTATGGAAAACTTGCAGAGGCTTTTAATATTAACAATTAATAATTATTTATCATGCCAGAACTTGATGAAAAAGAAAAGAAATTCTTAGATACTGTGAAAGCAGAATTTAAGAGTGAGTTAGATAACTTCAAAAAAGGAATTGTAACTCAAGAACAAATTGAAGCATCCTTAACGGCAAAATTCAATGAAATGAATGAAGCCAGTAAAGCAGAATTAGTGAAAACTATTGATGCTATGGGGCTGGATATTACCGGACTGAAAGAAGGCGGTCAACCCAACAAAACCGACTGGAAAAAAGGATTGGCGCAGGGATTTCAAAAGGAAGGGTTAAGCAAAGAACTGCAAAAGGTCTACCAGGCAAAAGCCGGGAGTGTTGAAATCTTCTCCACAAAAACAGCAGCAACCACAATAAGCACCAGTAACCTTACCACCGACACAGGAGGTAATGCAATCCTAGACATGCTTATCTCTGCTGCTCCCTCAATAAGACTGAGAACGACTTTTATTGAGCAGTACGCAAACACAGCAAGCACCAACAACCCTGCATTTACCTATTCCGATGTCGTCCCTAAAAATGGCGATGCTGCATTCTTAGCAGAGGCAGCCGGAAAATCTATAATTGACCTGGATTTGAAGGTAAAAGCAATCTCTCCTAAAAAGGTTGCAGCCTATGAGATACTGACAGAAGAAGCCGTTACAGATATTCCATATATGAGATCTGTCGCTGAAGGTTATCTTCTGGCTAAAACGATGCTCAAACGCCAGAATGGAATCCTTTTTGGAGCCGGAACAGATGAACCTAACGGAATTAGTGACATCGCCAGCGCTTTTGACATTGCTACATGGGAGGGCGGAGCCGTTGCAGGTGCTAATATTTATGATGCTATTATCGCTTGTGCTAATCAAATTGAGGTTGGTTCATCCTGGACTGATGATATTGAATTCTACCCGAACCTTTGTTTTTTAAACCCAGCCGACTGGAACCCTATCCGCGTAAAAAAGAACGCTACTACCGAGCAGTATCTTTTTGGGCAGGCTTCTGAATCGCAGTATGATGTAAAGATGGTTGACGGCATCGCTGTTGTGAAAAAGAACAGCATTCCACAGGGCAAGATTATGATTGGTGACTTCACAAAGCTGAACATCATTAATTATATCAACTACTCTGTAAGGGTAGGATGGATTAACGCTCAGTTCATCAACAACCTGTTTACCCTCTTAGGCGAAACCCGCTTCTATTCTTTTGTGAAATACTATGATAAGAGAGCATTCATCTATGATGACATTACAACTGTAACCGCCGCCATCGGAACTGGCTCCTGATGATAAATGTTAGGTTAATCACCGATTATAAAGGGTTTAAGTCGGGTCAAGTTATCTCGATATTATCCTTAAAAGATGCCAAAAAACTGATGGCTATGGGCATCTGTGTAATCGTTGACGAACCTAAAAACATACAAACCAAGTGAATGTAACTGCATATATGGCAACTTTCCACGCAAGGAAGAGCAGCTTTAAAAAGGCTGTTCTTTCCCTGTGTGGTCAGGTTGATACCTTATATGTATATGTCAACGGGGAAAAAGATGAGTTCTATACCGGACTGCCTGAGAATGTTAAGGTGATATTTGGTGATGACTTAAATAGTTCAGGAAAGTATTTTCTGTCCGATCAATGGAAAGGCTACGTGTTTACTGTTGATGATGACATTGAATACCCTGCTAATTATGTTAGAACCTGCATTGAAAAGGTAGAAAAGTACGAACGTAAGGCAGTTATAAGCTATCACGGCAGGATCTTAGAACCTCCTGTTGTTTCTTTCTTTCGTGCTAAAAGGCGCTATTACCATTTCCTTATTGAGAATCGTGCAGATGTAAGGGTCAACCATGTTGGTGACGGGGTAATGTGCTTACATACTGACTGCCTGAAAGAACCCTTATCACACGAACTATTTAAAGATCATGGCTTTATGTCGGATATAATCTTTTCAATAGAGATGAATAAACAGCATATCCCTATGTACGTGTGCCAACATACCAGGGACTGGCTGAAACAATTACCCGTCCCCTGGTCGCTTGGATCCCTGCAAGGCAAGGATGACACCAAACAAACAGAAGTAGTTAACAACGCTTATTACCCTGTCTTATGAGCTGGACACTAACTCCGCCGTTTACTAAGTACACTGACTTCACCTGTGAAATTACTGTTGCTAACCTTGTACCTACTGCCATTACTGACCCTAATAGCCCGCTACTTGCTAAAGAGATAGGTAATACCAACATAGCCAACCTGGATAGTTTCATATTAAAGTATGAGAAAATACTACTGAAAGCCTTGTTGGGTACTGCCGGATATGCTGCATTCCTTGTCGAACTCGCTAAAGCATCGCCGAACGCTAAGGATCAGGCTCTTTATAATATGCTCTTTGTTGATGGTAAGCCTGTTGCAAATTTCATTTACTACTGGTATATGAGAGACAAGGCAACACTGACAACCGGAGCAGGGGAGGCCGCAGCAAAGTTAGAGAACGCTGAGAGGGTAAATAATAACAATAAGATGTGCCAGGCATGGAATGAGTTTTCTGAGTTGTTGGATGCTGTTGTTGATTACCTCGAAAAAGAGGAGGCATACTTCGGGTGTGTAGCTGCCGGGGTTGATTATACAGAACTCCTTGATACTTACCGTCCTATTAATACTAACGGAATATGAGAAAAACCCCCATATATGTAGTTGATATTTTCACCGCTATCGTTAAAAAGGTAAGCAGTGAACTTGAATCTACACTGGGTAAAGTTTATTTCATCTATGGTCATCCTATCGAGGCTGTTAACACAATAACAGAATTAACTGATGCTGGGATTACTAAATCAAAATATCCGTTGATATACCTGTATATGAAGTTCGATGAAAATTATGATGTACCAATTGGCATAGAATACAGCGTATCCCTTCATTTTGCAATTGCTACATGGACTGATCCAAATTGGAAATCATACGAGCGGATAGAAAAAACCTTTAAACAGGTACTATATCCAGTATATGATGAATTTAAATATCAAATAGAACATTCTGGGTATTTCCTTCTATTATCAAAAATTCCACACAATATGGCTAAACAGCTATATTTCAGTGCATCCAATGGCAAGGGCAACTTCGCTACTGATCACTGTGATGTTATTGAGATCACCGATATGAAATTAAATATTTTACCGATGGGCTGTACGACACAGACCTTAAACACAATCTTAAAATCTTAAAATTATGAGCTATATTATTAATGACCCTCAGTGTAATATTATTTACTCCAACATGGGCAACCCAGGTTGCCCAGTGGAG